CTACCTTCCTAAGTACTCAGCGAAAGCTGGTTACAAACGAAGTGGTCGTCCTTTAAATAGTGTAAAATATGCGGTGGGACAGCCAATGGGTGCCCTTTCTTCCTGAGCAATGCTTGCTCTTACTCACCACTTTATTGTTCAAGTGGCGGCAGTGCGGGCTGGATTCCGTCTAGGGTCGTTTGACCTGTACGCTGTCCTAGGTGATGACATTGTTATTGCTAATAAGCCAGTCGCCAAACAGTATCTAAAACTTTTAGATCAATTGGGAGTTTCTGTTGGTTTAGCCAAATCTCTTATCTCCCCGAAGGGGACATTAGAATTTGCTAAACGCTACATGAACTCTCACTCTGACCTAAGCCCTGTCCCCTTTAAGGAGGTAGGCGCTAGCCTACAAATGTTCAACGGTATGACTGCCTTAGTGAATAAGTATTCATTAAAGCTGACCACTGTTGCTCGTTTGTATGGTTATGGTTATAGGACTGTGGGGCGGCTTGCTTATAGCCTGACAGCGTTACCAAATAGGCTACGTACGTTAGTTGTTTGATATTTCTCTATATCCGGGGTTGTCAAGCTACACCCTTCCCAATGATTAAAACTCTCGTGTCCTGCTACTGCCCGATCTTTACCGTTGAAAGACGATTTAGACTGGCTGGAGCTTGGAGCAGAGAACTTTGTCCGCCGTACCATTAAGGGTATGCTGGACAGGGTTACTCAGATGGAGGGGGTCGCTTTGACCACCGAGGATATATATGGAATATCAAGGAAAGACAACTTTAAACTGATACTTGAGGACTGAATGTTTTCCTCGACTTTCTGTCGGGAGGCTAACGAGCTGTTACAGGAGATCTATACACAAATGTATGGACCTCTTCGTAGCAAGCTTGCTAGAGACCTTCAAGCTCTTAATAAGGAGCTAGTTGGAATGATGATGGCACCGGTTTTACCGTTTGCCGCCATTCCAGACCTATGGAATGCGAGAAAAGCACTTAATACTCAAGTGACCGACCTTGTAAGGCCGGGTGCGTCAGTAAAGACGCACGCGTCAGCTGAAGTTGCGATCGCTCAACTACATCAGAAGCTGTTAACTTCTGAGATCAAACGGGTAACCCCACCGTCATGGACGTCTGAGAAGTGAATACTTCCATTGCCCAATGCTTTAAGGATGCTTAAACCATTTACTAGAAAGAAGAAATCAAAGGGAGCGAGCAGAGCTCGTAAAAGATAACTAGCGATTTTATTACCTCG